GTAATTGGGACGCCATCCGAAACCTGTTCTATTATTGGTTTAAATATGGGATCGTAATCCTCTATAAATACATTCTTTGTGGTTGATTTAATAAACGGTAAAAAATAACATTTACTTTTCAGATGGTGATTCTGTAGTTCAACATGTGATGTATCTTTCAAGGCTTCCCTAAGAATGTAGGATTTTCCAACTCCAGATGATCCACATATAAATATATGTTTACCTTCATCTATATACCTACGAACGAGAGCAATTTGTTTATCATGAATTGTCACTAGGGGTGTGGTATTGTCTTCGACTTTTTTTTGTGGAATTATTTTAATGAAAGAGTCCATCGATGATCTTACTAATCAGGCAATAGATTTGGTGCTCGAGAATGGCGCACTACATAAACGTATCGTAGAACCTTTAAAAAGGAAAATTGTACCATATGTTGCTTGTAGTTTGTTGACCAATTTGATCATGGTTATTACTCTGATCTACCTTGCTCGACGTCTGTCTCTTCTTCAGGTTCCCCCTCTGTAGAATCTTCCTCATCCTCATCCTCATCCTCATCACCTAGGGAGGGGCCAAAGAATCCTGTGGGTGGTGGTTCACCCTTTTTCGATAAGAATTTACCTATCTTCTCGAGGGGGGTACCGGCAGTCATAGCTTCAATTGGATCTATCGTCCTCGGTAAAGTGAGTAGTGGAATTGAGCGAACGTTGAGGATTTCTGGTTTTGTAAAGGCATTATCTAAGGGATACTCATCTTCAAACTGCTTCAATACAGACTTGGGTATAGAGGGTGACTGTTCCAAGAGGCGGTCATATTCTGTTTTACATTCACCGACGAAATCTAAGCCTTCCTTGCTACGCTCCCCCCTATCTAAGGCTAACATAAGACGAATATTTCTGGAAAGCATACCGAACGCTAACGCAGCCGTTCTATGATTCTCCATGAGCTCGTTGATCTTGAGGAATTGTGATATCGTCGCTATGAGACCCGCCGTGAGGTTCAATGCACCGATGATAGATGGCGCGAACGACTGAACGTTTTCGGGGAATGTACCTTGTGCAAAGTTTGCAGTCCCAGTTATTGTGGAGAGTATGATAACTGGTAAAGTGAAACGTATACTCGACTTTCTGTATATAAAAAATGCACGGTGGTGCATATACCTGTAGCATGCAGAGGCTTCACCCCATTGTTTGAGTATATTTTCGTGACCGTCTGTCCATGACAGACGCATCTCTTCACGGGAAATCTTTTTTTCTTCCGTCATTATATAATAGATGAATATAATTTTCCTGATTCATTTAATTTTTCTGATAGGTATACTTGTTGTTCCATTTACAAATAATCGCAGAAACCTTGAATTTTATTCCATTCTAATTCCCTTCATATTTTACCACTGGTCAATTAATGATGACACATGTGCATTGACACAGGCGGAAATGTACTTTTCGGGTAAAGAAAAAGAGGAAACTTTCATGGGTAGGGTTGTTGGACCTATTTATAAAATGAGTGATGATGATGTAGGTAAACTCACCAAAACCCTATTCTTTGTGTTATGGGCCATTGTTCAATATCGATTGGGACACTTCAAAGGGTTTACCAGAGACCTAAGTGAATTAAAGAAATCCCTTTCTACAAAAGTATAATGGACATTAAACTCCGTAACGAAATCAACCGTCTCACTAAAACGCGTGAAGATTACCACCAGACTTATGTTCAGAATTTAGAAATAATTGATGAAAAAATTGCTAAACTTGATGTTCAAATCGAACTAACCGATTCCAATGTGAAAAGAGGTATTCTCGAAAAACAACGAATCGTTTATCAAAAGGATGTCAGAAAGATAGATAGTACTATGGAGAGTACCACAAACCTGTTAAATAAGAAGATTGAATCAATCGAACAAGCCCTCGAGAACATCGAGAAGGAGAAGGAATCATTTGATTTCAATATCAAAAAACTAAGAAATGGTATTATAAACGAAAATACCGGTGAGATTTTCGATATGTTTTCCAGTGTTGTGAATGCACTTGAAATTCTTAACCGCGGGAGAAACGAAATCGATCAAAAAAGTGAACACTCGTCTTAAAATTGTAATACATAAGCATACAGTACGCGTCCGCTATATCATGCTTCCTCTCGTATGGAATGGTATCCAAATCTATATACTTTCCCATCTTGACAAGAACACGTTCTTTTCTCTCATCATAATTTAGATGACCCATCCCAAAGTGTGCATGTATTGTCAAAGGTGAAATCAATAGAACCTTATCTTTGAACATATAGTGTAGCAGAATCTCGATATTCGTAAAGCCTTGGGGTGGTTGTCTCTCTATGAGGATCCTCTCAGCCTTGTCGAACACATCCCTGTGGTCATCTACAAATAAAGGAACTAAGTCAACAAAGTCATTACTGTAAATGTATTTGTAGTCTTCCAAACTCACCTTTTTCATGTACTCAACTTCTATCACCGGTCCATTCCCACACTCAGCGAGGACGAGACCCATATTGTGGAATCCTATATCTATGGCCAGGACCTTCATGTCTTTATGTCAAAGATTTTCTTTAATAATAGTATATGAAGAATAAGACTAAGATTCAAACACTGTGGGTGGCTCTCGTCGTACTCATCGCCGCTGTAGCATACTTATGGAAGAATCCCCGAGTCGTCACGAAACGGGTTTCGAATCCAGCCCCACCCCCACCAATGATCCGGGTCCCCCCTAGACAGACATTCGAACAAAGGCGTGAACCGGAGTTCAGGGGTCCCCCAATCAAGGAATACAAACCTGGACGCATGCAGCAGATGGGATTACTCACCGGACCAGGTGACGAGACCCTCCCCCTCTACGGCAAGGAGGTTCGTGGTCGCCGTGATAGGTACCACTACTACACGACCACGGGTGGTGAAAACCTGTACCCAGTCCCAGTGAGTCACAATGCTAGGGACTGTATGGATGACATTGGATGCCAGGAGCTCTATGGAAATGAATCAGTCTCAGTGACTGGTAAGACTGGTTCATTTGGGGTTAATATGTACAGAACTGACAACTTTTTCTAATCTATCAAGTCTCGGTTTTTCTCGATTTATAAACACTAAGACTTCGATTGGGTCTCTCGACAACTCAACAGAACCATGTGTATTTAATGGGTGCACATATTGAACACGAATCAAATCTACTATAACCTGTTTTTGACCCGAAGCCTGACTATAGTGAACAGCCAACGCAGCCGCATCCTTCTTAGTTTCTTTTGGTAAGAAATCTCCATCATAAGAAACTACGACATGTGAACCCGGCCACCCCTTGACATGAAGCCACCAATTCGCCGCATGACTCGACTCAGTGAGTTCATAATTCTCCTTGGCATTTGTACCAACTCTAATAGTAATTCCATCCAGGGATTCATACGTCTTCATATGTGAATATATTCTGTAATCTTTATATAAAATGCACGTCATCCTAAGACCCAGTCCCTCGGTCACCCACCGGTACAGAGTGACTTTGCCATGTAAAAGGTCGATAGATTTTGGAAAAAATGGGGTTGACTACTATGTGGATCATGGAAATCCCCGCATAATGAGGGCACAACTTCTTAGGAAGGGGGCGATCCTACCCAAGGAGGTGCGAATTGAGAGGGATCCCTATGAAATTCACAGAGGTATGTTGAAAGTTAAGGAAAGTACTATGGAAGATTGGGATACCTACCTTTCTCAAGATTTTTGGGAGCGTTGGTTACTCATGTCATACCCAGATATGCATAAATCCAAGCTTTGGATGGCGACACAGGAGGGTGTACTCTTCATGCCTGTCCCAGAAGATTTCTGGTTCTGCTCTAAACACCCGTAGACCCAAAGCCACCCTCACCCCGGAGAGTTTCTTGGAGGAGACCAATCTCCTCAATGGGTGGGGTCTCACACCTCTCTAGGACCAACTGTGCGACGCGGTCACCCTTCTTCACTTCAAAATCGGCATCACCCATATTGAAGATGACGACGGAAATTTCACCGGTATAGTCTGGATCGATGACACCGGCACCAATTTGAATTCCTTGTTTTACAGCCAACCCAGACCTTGGAGCAACCCGACCATATACCCCCGTGGGGAGTGATACCGCGATGCCCGTGGAGATAACCCCTCTTTTGCCCTTTGCGATAACCCCATCACAATTGCTATAGAGATCGTAGCCAACAGCACCATCAGAACCTCGAGTAGGAAGAATAGAATCATATCCAAGCTTTTTGACCCCGAGGGACATTATACATCCTTAAGGCGTTTATTCTTTAAGGCACGATAGGTCAACGCACATATTCCACAACTGAAAATATTGAAAAAGAGTTGACAGGTCATTACATGTATTCTCACATATAGATTTTTATCATCATATAAGAACCATACAATTAAAGACATCAAACTTTCATACCAAACACGGAAGAATACATTTGTAAATAAATATATTTCCCGAATGGTTTGATTTCTTGGAAATATGTGTTTGAGTACCAACATAGATGTATCAATTTCGACCAGCCCCAAATATGCGGTAAGGTAGGCTTCTTCGGGGGCATACAGAGGTCTTATGGCGTAAATTAAAGCCATGATATGGTGTAGTATAATCAGTTTACGAAACGACTGTATAATCTCGGGTTGTATGTAAATCCATACAAGTTCGTAGGACATATAAAATGTTAAGGCGTGGGTGAGAAACATTGGATATATCACGTAGCCTAAAAATATCTCTGAAACACATAGA